GTGCACCATGTATTATGTAAACTTATATCTATTAGCGCTTCTAATAGTAGCCATAAGTATGCAATATACTAAAAGTTAGGAAAAACTATTGACAAATGTTAAAAGGTGTGATAGTATATAATCAGAAAGAGGGAAGAACAACGCAAGTATTGAATAAGAAAGAGGTAAATAAAATGACTATTGAAGAACGAAAAGTAAAGGCACGTGAAATAACTGAACAGTATTTCAATGAAGCGCAGTTCTGGTGTGAACATGACGATAAAGACTCCGCAAGGGCGAGTTCCTGTTGTGCCCGCTTTGCCGTAGCGGTTGAAATGTACGAGGTATTAACGGGAGAGAAATATATTTAATGTTTCACGTGAAACATTGGTTCTTAAGGGTTCATCCATTAAAAAGCCCTTGTCCATAGGCAACACGCCTAAATATTATTAAAAGGACGGTAAACATCATGGCAAAGACTACTATCGGCATCCCCGAGAACGAGACTAAAGAGGAGCGTTTTATCCGGATTGCGACCCCGCGCGTTAACGGCGTAATTCAGAAGCTGGAAATTCTTTCCAACTGTTCCGGCGCAACGTATGGTTACACGGAGGAACAGATTGAAGCGATGTTCGACGCTATTGAATTGGCAGTAGCCAATGCCCGGAAGCAGTTCCAGCCCAAACCGCAAAGGGAAAAGAACCAGTTTTCATTCTGATTGTTTCGCGTGAAACATAGCTGTGCTATCGGCTATACGGGCAAATACAATTAAAGGAGCTATTGCAAGATGAAAATTGATATTGCTACTCAAAGCCAATTTAATGAACAAATTCTTCTACATTTGAACTACGCTATTGACGAACTTAAAACATCATTATTTCCATGCAGACGTTTACGCACCTGTTCCGCATGGGTATATGAGACAAAGAATTATTATATTCTTAAATCTTATGATACCTTTGTTGCTTGTATTCACAAAGAAAGCGATACTTTGTTTGACGCTTTGCGAATTGTATATGACTTTACAAGCACGTCTTGTCAACATATTCGCAAATTTGCTGTAGATTACGGCAAGCAAGTTATGGAACAATGCGTAAAATGATAGGGAGAATGATTTGACATGAAAAACGTAAATGTAGAATATGTCCTAAAAGTGTATTGGCCCAACATTAAAAAGACGTCCCTATACATATTCGACAGCTTTCACACCGCATTTGAGCAAGCCTGTTGGATTAAACATAATTCTTCCGGTATCGTTAAAGGTATCATTACACGTAGAGTAGAGGTTAGACAATGGATAAAAGACTTATTTGTACCCATTTGAGCTTATCTATGACTGATGACCTCAAAGAAAAGATAGGCTCTATAGCATACGAACATGACATGAGTGTGTCGGCATATTGCAGGCAACTCATTCGCAAAGAGGTTGAACGCTATGAAAAAACCGAAAAGGATACTCAATGAGGAAACCGGGGAGTTATTAGACCCGAAAACAAGCCCCGATTTCTATACACTTGACGCAATTCGTCATGCTGATGTATGGACAGAAGAAAACATACGTTCAGAATACGCAAGGTTACGCAACATAGCGCAACAGCGTTTACGGGAAATGTCGAAGTCACCAATAGGTAGACAAAGCCAAACATATAAAAGAAATAAAGAGCGGTTCAAGCCTATTGCAGAGACCACACCGGGGGAGCGTAAAATTCTACTTGCCGAAGTATCGCGAATGATAACAGCCCGGACAGGAACGCTTGCAGGAATTAAACGCCAAAGGAAACTGGCTATCGCAACATTTCAGGAACACGGATATGATTTTGTAACAGAACAGAGTTATAATGAGTTTGGCGAATTTATGAGGGTATGGAAAGCAAGTCGTTTCCGTGGATATGGTTCAACTATTGCGGTAGAGTTCTTCGAGAGTGCAATGAGAGCAAGAAATGCCGAAAATTTTGAAAGAGCGTCTGTATTAACAGATATGCGAGATACAGTAGCAAAACAATTTTTGGAGTGGAGAAAACAACGAAACAAAGACATTAAAGAGGGCCGCAAACAAAACGATAAAAATGTTACAGGATACGAACTATTAAGTGATTGGGAAGATTTCTTATCATGATTATAACGCCGGATAAATTTCCATACGATTGGCTGTACGAAATTCCTCTTGTGAAAAGAAAATCCGGCAATCAGCGCACAAAAAATAGAATTAAATACAAAGATGTAATAACAGCATTTGATATTGAAACCACAAGACTTGCAGATATTGAACAGTCTATCATGTATATATGGCAATGGCAATTCGGTGACGAATATACTGTAGTTGGGAGAACATGGGATGAATTTACATCATTTCAAAGGAAATTGGCTAATGTTCTTGCTGATAATGTTCTGGTTGTGTTTGTTCACAATCTTTCCTATGAATTTCAGTTTCTAAGGGGAATTTACCAATTCAATAAAGACGAAGTTTTTGCAATAAAATCCCGAAAAGTCCTAAAATGCAATATGCACGGCTGTTTTGAGTTTCGTTGCTCATACATTCACTCAAACATGAATTTAGACACCTATACTAAGAAAATGGGTGTAAAACATAAGAAACTAACAGGAACATTTGATTATGATAAAGTCCGTTATCCGTGGACTGAACTCACAGAAGACGAACTTGCATATTGTGTGCATGATGTGCAAGGATTGGTAGAAGCAATAGAAATTGAAATGGAGCACGATAACGATAACTTGTATACGTTCCCGTTGACGTCAACAGGCTATGTTAGACGGGACGCAAAGAAAGCTATGTCGCAAGTATCATACAGTTTCGTAAAATCGCAATTACCAGATTATGAAATCTATAAAATGCTAAGAGAAGCATTTCGCGGAGGAAATACACACGCAAACAGATATTATACAAATTATACATTGCATAACGTTCACAGTGCAGACCGTTCAAGCAGTTATCCCGATGTAATGTGTAATTGCAAGTTTCCAATTAGTGAATTTTATCGTTTAGGAGATATTCCATACAGTGAAGTAATCAAGATGTTAGGCAAAAGACAAAAAGCCTGTATTATGCGCGTAGCACTAACAGGTGTGCATTTACAAAGAATAGATTGGGGGTGTCCATACTTATCTTTGTCAAAATGCCGTCACATAGAAAATCCTCTGATAGATAACGGCAGAATAATATCGGCAGATTATCTTGAAACAACTTTAACAGACATAGACCTAAAAATAATTCTTGGTGAATACGCATGGACGGATATTAAAGTTTATGATATAGCAACTTCTCGATATGGGTATTTACCGAAACCGTTGATTAACACAATCTGTCAATACTATCATTATAAAACGGAATTGAAGAATGTTCCCGGTCAAGAACTTTTGTATATGAAATCCAAAAACAAACTAAATTCCCTATATGGAATGTGTGCGCAAGACCCGGTAAAACAATCAATTCTGTTTATAGATGATGATTTCAAGGAGCAAAACGACAATGAAGAAGAACTACTCAATACTTACAACAAAAAAGCCTTTCTTGCGTATCAATGGGGAGTATGGGTAACAGCATGGGCGCGCTATCGTCTTGAACAAGGAATAATTCTTGCTCATGGCGATGTGAATGACAAAAATGCTCCGCAGTTTGTATATTGCGATACAGATAGTGTAAAATATCTTGGGGAAATAGACCTGTCAAAGTTCAATAAAGAACGTATACAAGATAGCAAGAATAGTGGAGCTTTTGCGACAGACCCGCAAGGAATAACTCACTACATGGGCGTATATGAAAAAGAACATGATATGTGCGAATTTAAGACAATGGGGGCTAAAAAATATGTATATCGTGAAAATCCAGAAGATAAACTCGTTTGCACTATTGCCGGGGTATCAAAAAGTCAAGGAGGTAAAGAGCTTGAAGAAAATGGAGGTATCGAAGCCTTTAGAGAGGGATTTACCTTTAACAAGGCAGGAGGTCTTGAAGCTGTATACAATGATTGTCAGATTATTAAACAGATTGAATTATTTGGACACACCATTGAAATAACGTCTAACGTTGTATTGCGTCCGTCAACATATACATTAGGCTTAACAGCCGATTATAAAAGGTTATTAACGGAAAGTAGATTTGAATATGAGTAACCAACAGCATAAGCTGTGGTAAATAAAATTTATTTAAAGGAGTAAGAACAATGACTATCACTATGACCAGCCGCGAACTCACCAAAAAGGAAAGCTACAAAATGACCCTTGCCCCCACTATTAAGAAAATGAGGGACATTGTAGGAGCGCATATTGACGTTTCCGCGTTCATTCTGTACGAGGATGTCAATTCTGACGGTAAGGAACAGGAAATCCTTTCCGTTATGGATGCTGACGGAACTGTCTATGCAACCAACAGCCCCACGTTCAAAAAGGATTTTGCGAATATTTGCGAAATCATGGACGGCGAGGACTTCTCTATCGAAGTGATTTCCGGCACATCTAAGGCAGGCCGCGAGTTTATCACTTGCACCTTGATGTGATGAACAATGAGCCGTATCTATTTAGATAGCGGTTATCTGAATGTTCACGAATTATTAGCGCGTTCTTTGCCCTTTAACTTTGCGGTTGGAGGGCGAGGAACGGGCAAAACCTACGGAAGCCTTTGTGAATGTTTAGACACGTGTAGACAATTCCTTTTAATCAGACGTACACAGGCACAAGCCGACATTATCACAAGACCTGAATTTTCACCATTCAAACGCATTTGCTATGACCGCAATCTGCAAATAACTTGTTCACCCGTCACAAAATACAACAGCGCATTTTACCACTATAAGGTAAATGATGACGGGAAGCAAGTTCCAGACGGTCCGCCAATTGGATATTCAGCCGCACTTTCCACATTTTCAAATATCAGAGGTTTTGACGCCTCAGACGTTGACCTTATGATTTTTGACGAATTTATTCCAGAAAGGCATGAGCGGCCTATAAAGAATGAATTTGAGGCTCTTATGAATTGTTATGAAACGGTAAACCGTAACAGGGAGCTTCAAGGAAAGAAGCCTGTTCAGCTTTTGTGTCTGGCAAACGCAAATGATGTCGCTAATCCTATATTTGTTGGTTTCAATCTGGTTAAAAAGGCAACGGATATGCTTGAAAAAGGCCGCGAAGTTTATCAGGATAACGCAAAAGGCATTTGTCTATATATGCTTCAGCGTTCGCCTATTTCAGAAGAAAAGCGTGATACGGCTCTTTATCGTGCAACAGCGGGAACGCGGTTCGCAGAAATGGCCCTTGACAATCGCTTCAGCTTTAACGATATGGGCAACGTTGGAAGTAGACCCATTAAGGAATACAATCCAGTGTGTTCGATTGGCAAAATATGCGTGTATCGGCACAAATCTGAAAACAATTATTACGTTTCAATGCACAAGACAGGCTCCCCGCCGCAATATAGCGATAGCGAAAGCGATATTCAGCGGTTCAAGCGTATGTATGGCTGGCTGTGGGATGCCTATATGCAAAGAAAAATAATTTTTGAAGAATATTTGTGTGAAAACCTCTTGACAAAATATCTAAGGTGAGTATAATGAAAAATGTGGCCGGGGGTTGCACAAGGTCACAGCCGGAAGCTGGTGCAAGCCCTTGACCGGGGCAAGAAATCCCCGGCCCATTTAATAAACCGGCTGGAAAGGAGTATCTAAATGGACGCTTCTACCGTTACACAGCTCGTATCAAATCTTGGCTTTCCTATTGTTTGCGTTGGTGTGCTGTTTTGGTTGCAGAATAAGCAACAGGAGGCACACACCGCAGAAGCACAGCGCTGGACAGAGGTTCTTTCTGCAAACACGGAAGCTCTGCGTGATTTGAAAGAAGTTGTGGCACTTCTGAAAGACAAGGTGAGCGGATGAAAAACCTATCGGCAAAAGCTATTTCAATTCCGTTCGACAGTATTGAAAGGATTGCGATTTATAACAATCCTATCAAGAACGGCAAACGCAAGACACTTTCGCAAATCATTAAAGAGACTGGTGCCGACTACGGCATTAACGGAACTCTTTACAACATGGCAAACGGTAAGCCCGTCTGTCCACTAAAGTTTAATGACTATTGTGAGTTCCATTCACGGTACAGCTATTGGGCTTATATGTGGAACACGTATATTCCGAGTAGTTTCACTTTGGATATTGTGCCGGGAACTGCAAGCGTCTTGTACAACACCGACAGCGATATTACAAGAAGATTTCAAAACTATATTGCGTGTTCGCTGGTACTTATGGACGGAATGCGAGTGCAAAAGCCTATCTACAATTCAGCACAAGGCGGCTACCGAGGAAGAACAGCAATCGGAACAAAGTATGTAAATGGTGAACGCCGTTTATGTCTGTATGCTTCCAAAGATAAGACTGTCTACAAAGAAACACCGGAGAAACTTGCAAAGCGGCTACAAGATTATGGCTGGAGAGATGCTATTATGCTTGACTGCGGTTCATCTTCGGAGCTGTATTGCAAGAATGAAAAACAGCAGGTATATAATTCACGCAGATGCGTGCATTATATTCTGGTATATTTGAAGAAAGGAAAGAAATAATATGAACATTGCTGACCTTATCAACAAAGGGATTGCCGCTGGTAAAAGCTATGAGGAAATTAACAAGGAGCTTGCGGCGGCGGGTTGCGCGTTCCGTCTGGTTGAAACTGGAAAGAGTGGCTGGACTGAACAGGAGCTTGCAGACGGCTTCAAACCGGGCGAAAAGCCCGTTACTGTTCCTCACATTGCGGATGTCATGGAGCGTGACACTGACAAGGCAGGGAAGATTATTCCCTACGTAACCAAAGAGGGCCATTACAATGTCTATTATGACATTGACGGCTATGCAATTAAGGCGGTGAAGTGCTGATGTTTTCGCCTAACGATATTCTGACGCTAAGCAAGGCTGGTTTTACCGCACAGCAGATTGCGGGACTTTCTATGATTGCAAATCAGCCCACGACGCCGGTTGTTCAGCAAACTGTTCCGGCTCCGGCTGTTCCGGCTCCGGTTGTTCCGGCTCCGGCTGTTCCGGCTCCGGCTCCGGCTGTTGACCAAGTATTGGCAGAGCTTCAAAAGCTGACCGGACTGATGCAGAATGGAAACATTGTCGGGAGCAATATGCCACAGCCGCAGACACCCGAGGAAATTCTGGCGGAAATTATCAATCCGCCTATTAAAAAGGAGTGATAACCTATGGCAACTGTAAACGATATGATTGTACATCAGGCGAGCACAGTTCTTAATAGTCTTGTTAAACAGGCTACTGGACAGACTGTAATTACCGCAAGTACACCGGGCGAGTTTGTCAGTGTGGCACAGACGGCGCTGAAGACTGGCTATGACCCCATTCTGAATGCAATGTCTCAAATGTGGGGCCGAACAATTTTCTCTATCCGTCCTTACACACGCAAATTCAGCGGCATGGAAATGTCTATGGAACGTTGGGGAAATGCTATCAGAAAGATTTCCGTTGCTGAAAAGCCTGTTCAGGATGACCAGCGTTTCACATATCCGGCAGGATATGATGCGACACAAGCTGAAAATCCTACTGGCAACGGCCTGTCTGTTGATATGTTCAAGCTGAACAAGCCTGACATTCTTCAGACCAACTTCTACGGTCAGAGCGTCTATGAAAACATCTATACTGTATTCCGCGACAATCTGGACGTTGCGTTCACCGGCCCTGACGAGTTCATGCGCTTCAACAGCATGGTTGCTTCTAACCGTGCTGACAAGCTGGAACAGTACCGTGAGACTATCGCACGTGGTTTGCTGGTGAACTATATCGCTTCTCTGTTGGAGGAGGGACAGGACGCAAGAATTGTTCATCTGCTCACTGAATACAAAGCACTGACCGGCCTTGCAGACCTGACCGCGCAGACTGTCTATCAGCCTGAAAACTTCCAGAATTTCATGGAGTTTGTCTATAGCAGAATTGCAAACATTTCCCGGCTTATGACGGAACGTAGTGAACTGTTCCAGACTGTAATCAAGAGCAAGCACGTTATGCGTCATACGCCGCCCAACAGACAGAAAGTATATCTGTTCAGCAAGGCACTTGACCAGTTTGACGCAATGGTGAAAGCCAACACGTTCCATGACAACTACCTGAAGTACACCGACTATGAGGGTGTGAACTTCTGGCAGTCCATTGAAACGCCTGACAGCATTTCCGCAACTGCCACGTACACTGGCACTGACGGTAGTGTCAAGACTGGCGCGGCAAATAAGGAGCAGGCCGGAATTTTCGGCGTCATCTTTGATGAAGACGCCCTTGGCTATGCACAGGTGAACGCATGGAACAGCCTGACGCCGTTCAATCCTGTCGGCGGCTACTGGAATGACGTTGACCACGTTAATTTCAGAACAATGCAGGATATGACCGAAAAGGGCGTTCTGCTTCTGCTTTACTAACACGCGTTGGGGTGGCCCAATACCTCTTGTCCCGCCCCTATAATAAGGAGTGCTAATATGGCTCTAAATGTAACACTCTATGAGTTCAAGAAACGAGAAAACAGCACAAAACGCCCGGACACTTCTGTTACACAGAAGACGCATGAAGCAAGATTGAAAGCCCCTACAAGTCTATTGCACCCTGTTCTCACGTTTGACTTCACTCTAAAAGGAAATCCGTCTTTCTACAACTATGCATATATCTCTGACTTTGGCAATCGATATTACTATATCAGAGATTGGACAGTGGAGGACGGACATATTTGGAGAGCGCAATTAGACGTTGACCCTCTGGCAAGCTGGAAGAACAGTATCGGTGAAAGTACGCAGTATGTCACAAGAAGCTCTCATAGTTCTGACGGAAATGTAATTGATAGTCTCTATCCGGCGAAAGGCCCCGCAACACTTCTGGCAAATACAACGGATGCTTGGACTATTGTAACAAGTATTAGTGGCGGTTCTTACGTTGTTGGCATTATCAATAACAGCGAGGATGCTATAGGAGCGGTTGCTTACTATGTATTCACCGAAGTTCAGTTTAGAACATTTATGAAGTATCTAATGGGAGATTTAAGCTGGACTGGCACAATTACTGATATTTCAGCAGATTTACTAAAAGTGCTGTTTAATCCTATGCAATATGTCACATCGGTAACATGGTATCCAGACGCCGCTCCAAAAGGGAGTGCAGTTAGCAGTATTCCATTCGGCTGGTGGGATATTCCTGTAAAAGCGGCAAAACTGAAAACCTCTGGCGTTGTTCCGTCTGCGGTAATTATTGATGTTCCAAAACATCCACAAGCGGCAAGCCGGGGGAATTTCTTAAATAGTTCGCCATTTGCACAATATGAGCTTGACAGCCGTGTATGGGGCAACATTCCTATTGATACAACGGCATTGCTTGACGTTAGCGCAATATGGATTGAATACACAATAGACTTTACCACCGGAATTGCTGATGCATATATTAAGGCGGGCACTACAGACTATTGCATTGCAACACGGAGAGGAATGTACGGAGTTCCTATACAGATTGCGCAAATTGGGCAGAATTACGTTGATATGGCAATTACTGCTGTCAACAGTGCCGCAAGTGTAGCAAAGAATTGGTATAATCCTGTAGGAGCTATAACAGCAGGTGCAAATGCTGTAGGCGATATGATAAACGCTTCGCTTCCACAGTTTTCTACAAGCGGAAGTAATGGAACTGTTGCTAACTTCACAAGAGCACCAACACTGTATGGACGTTTTTTGCCTATCGTTAACGAGGATAACGAGGACAGGGGACGGCCATATTGCAAGAAAGTACAGCTATCCACGCTACCCGGTTATCAAGTGATTGCGGACCCAGACATTGCATTAGCTGGAACTGCTGAAGAAAATAGGGCTATTAAAGCGTTCCTTTCAAATGGCTATTTCTATGAGTAGGTGACTTATGGCTTGGATAACTGGAAATCGCTATCTATCAATGTCTGAAATGCAAAACAATGCAGACATTATGCACTATTTTTTCAAGTCACAAGGCTGGACAGATAATGCGATTGCGGCAATGTTCGGCAATATGCAGACAGAAAGCACCCTTAATCCGGGAATTTGGGAAAATCTTGAGCCGTTTGTAGGTGGCTATGGTCTTGTCCAATGGACGCCTTACACACATTATTCAGATTGGGCCGGTACTGATTGGCAAGACAACGGTCAAAAGGAAATGGAACGCATAATTTATGAGCTTGACAACGGCTTGCAGTGGATAAGCACATCACTCTATCCTATGACGTTCCGCGAATTTGTGGTATCAGAGCTTACACCAGCATATCTTGCACAAGTATGGCTATACAACTACGAACGTCCAACCGTTAAGCCACAACCAGCACGAAGCACACAAGCTACTAAATGGTACGAGTATATCACAGGAACTACGCCGGGAACTGGCGTTCCCATTTGGCTACTATTCAAAATTGCGAAAGGGGGTAGATTTTAATGGACATTGGTTGCGGCATTCCCGCTCAATATGACTATATCAATGTAGCAAACGCCGCGCAAAGCCCCTCTACCGTTCATTGCAGAAACACAAATCTATCTTTTTATTTCCGGCGATATCTGCTTCAAAAGGCAATGAGCTTGTTCAAGTGGGAACTTCCTGAACATTGGAGCAAGAACTATTTCTTGTATGTGCTGTACTGTTGGGGCTATCTGGCAGTAGTAAATACCAACAAGTTTGGTATCATTCCACAGGCTTGTGGTCTGACTGGGTACAATGTGTTCTACCAGCCGACACACGCACTAATCACAAATCCGCTCTTACGTGGAAATCTACAGCCACAAATCGACAAACAGTGCACTATTATCAAACTACAGCCGGACTATGGCGGTATCATGGATATTGTTGGGTATTATGCGGATATGCTTGCACTATGCTCTGAAAGCGTTGGCATGAACTTACTCAATACACACTTAGCGTATGTGTTTACGGCTGGAAACAAGGCGACAGCTGAGAGCTTCAAAAAGATGTTTGACAGAATTGCAAGCGGTGAGCCATGCGTTGTGTATGACAAAAACCTGAAGCTGGATGACGGAAGTAAAGCATGGGAAGCGTTTCAGCAAAATTTGCATGAGGTATATATTGCGTCTGATGTTCTGTCTGATATGCGTAAAATTGAAGCAATGTTTGACACTGACATTGGCATTCCTAACGCTAACACGGATAAGCGTGAGCGTCTTGTAACTGACGAGGTAAATGCGAACAACGTCGAAACAGCTTCTAAATGCGCTATGTGGCTGGAACAGTTGCAAGAAAGCGTTAAGCGCACTAACGATATGTTCGGAACGGATATTTCCGTTGATTGGCGTTTTCCTGAAGCGTACTCTGTACAGAATGGGGGTGACGATAGTGCGGTCAACAATGAGCCTGTTGGGACTGTACAATAACAATCCCGGTTTATTCGGTGAACTGGAATTGCCGGACGGTGTTGACCATGATACTGTTGTCAATAACCTACTGGCAGAAACGGCGGAATTGGAAGTACTATATCCGTCACCGTTGTTCATGCAGTCTATGATTGGAATATGGTCACACAAGGAACTTCCGGTATGGACTAAACTGTATGAAACTACGCAGTACAAATACAATCCAATTCAAAACTATGACAGAAAAGAGAAGTGGAGCGAGGACGAAAACGTTGACAAAAACCTTGACGCACAGACAACAGGTACCAGCAAAACACAAAGCGAACAGTCAGGCAAAGTACACGTTGAGAGCGAAGACCATACCGGAACTGACCACTATACAAGCGCGTATAACGAGACTGATTTTACACCAACTGGCCGGGACAATAGCGACGGACAGACTATCAGAGACAGTACCAGCTCTTATGAGGGCGATGTAAATGTCAGCAGTTCGGACGGCACTGTTTCTGATGAAAAGACGAAACGCGGCCTTGACAGGAGCGGTGAAATCGAGGGTAACAATGGCTTCTATACAAAGCAGAAAATGATTGAACAGGAAAGGGATATTGTTTCGTTCAACATCTCTAACTATATCATTGACAGCTTCAAGAAGCGGTTTTGCCTACAAATCTATTAAGGGGTGAGACTATGGGACTTTTCGAACATTTCCCCTATACCAATTTCCATGACTTAAATCTGGATTGGATTATCAGTGCACTGAAAGACCTTGATAAAAAGATTGACACTATCGAGGAACGAATTACCGAAGCGGCGAAAGTGTATGTTGATGCGCGTATCAAAGAGTTTGTTGACGGGCCTATGCAGGATATGCAAAACCAGATTAACGCTCTTGATACGGAAATGGACACGTTTCAGGCAAAAGTTAATAAGCAATTTGCAGATTACACTGCGGCCACTGACAAGAAACTTGATGACTTTCAAGACCTTGTCAATGCACAGATTGTTCTGTTGCGTAATGACATTGCGAATGCAAAGGCGGAGTTCCAGACGCTTATTGACGGCGCAAACAGCTACACAGACCAGCAGATTGCGGTTGCTATGGGCAAAATCCCTAAACTGGTGGAGAAGTACATTCTGGAAGTCCATGTATGGAATATGCTCACCGGTGAATATGTTCCTATTCAGGATATGTTCAACTATCTGTGCACTCTCCATGTGGATAACGGTAGCACGAACGATGAAGTCATAGCGAAGAACAATACCTTTACGCAAATGGCGGAATACAATGCTACTTTCCACCAGATGATTGTAAACTCTAAGCTGTTAATTCAGCAACATTAAGGAGGTTATATTATGGCTAACAAGACAACTAACTTCGCTCTGGATTTGCCCACTGGCGATGAACTGTTCAATCCTTTGTGGCCCAATAGCAACACCACAAAGATTGACGCACAGATGAAGAAGAACATGGACAACAGCGTTACGAAAGCTGACTGCGTGTTCAATACCAACAAGTTCATCATTACCAGAGAGGACAAGACTGGTAAAATCTTCAAGTTCATTGCTCCGAATGACTATGCGGCTGGGTATACGTTCACCGTTGACGGAACTGCAATGGACGGTATCGTTGCTGGTACTGGTGACGCACTGGCTGACGGTTGCTTCATGAATGGACATGAGGTCATTGCATACGTTGATGAAACGACTGCAAGTCTGGCATTCCTTGTTGGCAGTTCTTTGCCTGATGCTATTGACGCTACGACGTTGGAGGGGCATGGAGCTGATTACTTTGCAACTGCGGCGGGATTGGCGGCTACTAATCAGGTGGCCACTTCTGCGGGACAGGTAGCTAATCAGGCACTGGAAGCGGCACAGAAAGCCGGGGTGAAAACGGTAGTTGTTAAAAATGGAGTTATACAAGCATTTGCAGGACAGAATTATTCCTTTACAAATGTTCCGGATGATGTTAAATTCTTCATTATAACATTAAACGGAGGTAACGCTATTGTAGATGTAAACCAATTAGGAAACACATTTTTGCTGGAATGGGCTGAAGCCATTACAAATGGAACAAGAACAAAAGGAGTTATCTGTGCTGTTGACAAAACAAGAATTACATTCCAAAACTGT